CCATGCTGCACGGCTCGATCGGCTCGCCCGTCTCCGGGTCCTGGACGGTGAACGCATGGACGATGATCTCACCGCCCGCATCGCCCAGGCCGTCCATCTGCCGCATCTCGCGGTAGGCGTCGATGTCCTCCTGGGTGATCTTGCCCTCCTTCGCGAGCCGGTCGATCTGGTCCCACGGCACCCGGCGCTTTACAGCCCAGCGCTTCGCGTTGGGCATCCACTCGTAGAAGCAGTCGGGGAACGCCTCCTGAAGCTCGCGCTGCGCCTCGGGCGGCGGCTCACGCCGCTCGACTGGCAGCTTGCTGCGAGGCGTGCTCTGGATGGGGTTCGTGAGCGTGATGATTCGGCTCATCCCTCACTCAAAGTGGCCCAGGACCATGGCCGGCGCGTTCGGGCTGTTCTCGCCGAGTAGCGCGACATAGTCCGTGTCCTGGACGCCCTCGTCGGCATCGAGTTTGGCGAGGAGCGCCTCGAACTTCTGCACCAGCCGGTTGAAGTTCATGCGGAGCTGGTAGACCTCGCTGTCCTCGAACGGAGCGTGAGCGCGCGTCACTCGTTGGATCTTTGCCATCGCTCTCCCTTGGGTTATGCCGCGCCCGGGGAGGGCGGAAGGGGTGAAGTTCCCTCCCCGGGCGGGCTCATTCGGGCGTGGGCCTTAGTAGGCGCCACCGCCGCGAATCAGGGTCTCGTCATCCCCCGAGATCGCCTCGATCCGGAGGTGCGTGTTACGCCGAGGCGTGATGAACGACCAGTACTCCCTGATCGTCACCTCGAACCCGTCGACGTCCATGATCCGGGCGTACATCGAGCCGTCGAGGTCCATGTAGCCCAGATCTTCGAGGTCCACGACCGCGATGTCTTCCTTGCAGACGATCGTGAACATCCCGAGCGGGTGGTCCGGGTCGATGAACAGCGGCATGCCGTTCACGTCGACCGTGTCGAACCCACCGCGCAGCCGGTACGTGTCGTTGAACCGCTTGAGCGCGGTCAGCGTCTCGCCGTACCGGAGGTAGAGACCCGGCGTGGTCATCTGGAAGTAGTTGTCACGCCCTACTTCCATCCCGCTCTCCGAGCGCACGCGCATGTGCGCCCGCATGAGCAGGCTCTCGTTGATCGCGCCGTTCGCCACGATGATCGGGCTCCTCCAGGACTTCTGCTTCGGGTGCGTGTTGTCGATCCCGAGCACCGTCCCGTCGGCATCGTCGATCATGGCGAGCAGGCCGTTCGGCTCACGGCCGTACGCCGTGTCGTCGGCCGTCGCAAGCACGATCATGTCGCCCGCCGTCGTGCCCGACGGCACCGCATCGACCGTCAGGACCTGGTTGGCGCGGTCGACGTCCGTGGACGTCATCCGGCCTCGCACCGTCCCGTCCGGCGCGAGTACGGCGTAGTACTCATCCGGCCTGAGGAACCGCGTGCCCGGACCCGCGCCGGCGACACCGTACGCTGCGGTCACGGTGATGGTGTTGCCGTCCACCGACTGGACCCGGCACAGCACACCGTCGCCGTTGCCGTGAAGCACACGGTTCTTGTAGAGCCGGATGCTCTTCATGCGGTCGTCGGTCAGACGCGCGACGAGCCGCTTGTAGGCACCACGCTGCCGCTTCGTCGCGGCGAGCGCCGGCCCGGTAAAGGCGAACCGGGCGTAGGTGTAGGAGGGCGTCGTCTCCCACTGAGCATCGTGCCCCTGGCTCGGCGGAGGCAGCTTCTTGCCCTCACCGATCGAGACGACATTCCCACCCAGCTGGGTGTTGACGGCGCCGTGGATCTTGTAGCCGTCGAACTGGACGCGCTGCGCCTTTTGCGCCTCCGAGAGCAGGGGGTGAACGAGGTTCTGGGTCGGCTTGTAGATGTCCGTCCAGACCTCCTTCAGCAGCCCCTTGATCGTGTCGATCTGGCTAGCGTTTGCGATGTCGGCCATCGTGCGGTCACAAGGGTTACGGCGACTCGGCCCACTCCCTCAGCGCACGCGAGGCGTCCTGGTAGGTCTTGATCCGAGCCCCAGCCTTCGGAATCGGCGCGGGCGTCGCATTCGGGACCTTCCGGGCGACTCGCTCACGCGCGAGGGCCTGGTCGGTCGTCTGGTTCGTTCTCTGTACGACCGCCTCGGCCTTGGCTTGCTGGATCTCCCGCTGGTACTTGGAGGTGAGCTCCTGTTCGACCCTCTGCCGCTCACCCTCCACGATCCTCGCGATCGCCTCGTGCTCTTCACGCATGAGGTTCACGAGGAACGGCTCGGAGGCGGCAGTGCTCGGATCGCGCAGGTACGCCTGGTACCACCGCTCGCGGACCCTCTTCGCGTCAGCGTACGGATACGTCTCGGCGTTCTCTGCGATGATCGCGTCGACGTTCTGCCACATCTGGCGTTGCCAGTTGGCGAGCTGCTGCTTGCGCAGCTCCTCCAGCTGACGCTCGTACTGTTCGGCCCGCTGCGCTTTGGCCCTGAGCTCTAGTTCCTCGGGGTTGGACTGGAGCCGCTCGTACTCCTCCAGGAACTGCTCCCGGAACTCCGCGTCCTCCGCGAAGCGTCGGGCAGTCTCAAGGAGCTGGTTCAGCGCGGTAGCGTACTGCTGGTGCAGCTGCTCGCGCTCCTGAGCGAAGCGCGTCTCCAGTTCCCGCTGGCGAGAGGCCAGCTCCCGGCTTCGGCGATCGTAGTTCTCACCGAGCTGCGCGTACCGGACGACCTCATCGAGCGTCCGTTCGCGCTCTTCTCCATCCGCCTTGTAGCGGAGAACGAGGCCCTCAGGGGCTTCCCACTCCTCGTCTCCGACCTTGGCGGTGTATCGCTTCGGCTCCCGAGACCGCTCTTCCTTGCGGGGTCCGGACGTCTTCGCTGCGGCTTCCTTCTGGGTAGGCGCAGCATCGACGGTTGCCGTCCCGGCCTCTTCACCGTCCGCAGCTCCTTCCTCGTCGGGAGTCGCGAGCGCGGCCGGTTCTCCGGCCTGGGCCTCCGCGTCCTGGGGCGAGGAGTCTTCCTCGCCCTCGTCAGAGGTGGCCGCTTCTTCCTCAACCGTCTCCTCTGCCTCTGGCTCGTCGTCCGTATCGGCCAGCCACGCGGCCAGCTTTTCCCTGCGGGCGAGGTCGTACGACGAGTTCCGGCTCGGAGTCAGTGCCGCCGCCGGGTCGGCCGGTGCCGGTTCGGGCGTGGCACTCGCTTGCGTTTCGGCCACCAGATCTTCGCTCATGTCTGTCCTCGGCTCCCAAGGTTGGGGTCGGCGAGTACGAAAAAAGCCGGTGAGGGCCTACGCCCTCTCCCGGCTGGGTTGGAGTCCTTGCCGGACCACGTGGCCGGTTCAGACTCTCATGCAACACCTCGTGTCTGGGTGCCACCCATACGACCGAGTGCTGCGACTTTCGCAACCTAAATTATTGGTGCGGATTGCGCAATGTCAAGCCTACGCGCGGTAGGCGCCGGCGACGAGCATGGGAAGAAGCCAGAAGCACATCCAACCATACGTGACGGCGGCGCCGAAGGGGGCGAGAAGGATCATGCCCACCACGGCGAAGACCGTGCATCCGCGCCAATGACGCCGGCACCAGCGAACCATCGTCAGTACCCTGCTGTAGCTTCGGCCGGACTCACGTCGACCGGGTTGTATAGCGCTTCTCCGCCAGAGAAGTCGGGAGCGGCGCGGCGGGACGAGCTCGATCCGCCCGCCGGTTGGGGCGCGGGCGCGGGCGCCGGAGCAGGAAGCGCGGGGGCTCCGACCGCCATCCCCGGGACCTGCGGTTGCATCAGGGCCTGGAGCTGCGGCGGCAACATGCCTTGCTGCTTCATCATCCAGTTCTTGTAGTGCTCGGTCCAGAGCATGGTGAGCGCCATCTTCTGCCACGGTTCCAGGCTGTCGAAGCGCGGGTCCTTCATGCGCTCTTCAAGCGCGAGCATGTGGACCTTGTCGTCCTCCCACCACTCGACGCCGACCGGCTCGCCGGCAAGAAGCCGCTCGATCTTGTTCCTGGCCCTCGCGTAGTCGCGGTTCCACTGCCCGCTCTGATACTCCCAATCGGCGAAGTTGAGGAGCCGCATCGCGCTCTCGGGGCTCACCCACTGGCGGTCCGCGAGCTCGAAGAGGAGCTCCAGCTTCGCCGGATACGAGAGACGAAGCATCGAGTCCGTCTCGATCTTGACCGTGAAGCGAGAGGGCAGATCGTCCGACGTGATCGCACGGACCAGATGCGGAGAGTCTGCGCCGATGATCTGAATCCAGTGCGGCTCGGCGTAACCCCACTTCGCCCGCTCGATCAGCTTCGTCGAGACAAGCTCGACGGCCCGGTCGAAGCGCTGGAGCGCCTTGCCGAGAGGCGTATCGTTGCTCCGCTTGAGTTCGAGAATCGCCCGCGCCGCCTTCACGCCCGGCGGCACATCACCGCGCGCCACGTCCGCCCAACCGGCGATGCGGTCGAAGTTCTCGTAGGCGCGAGACAATGCTTGCCAGACGTCCGCCGGCATGCCCGGCCAGCTGAGCGGCTGGGGACGTTCGCCGCTGTAGTAGAGGATCGAGCCGTACTGGTCCGACCAGCTCTCCTCGATCGTCGTGCCGTACTCGGCTGCGAGCCCGCCACGGCTGAAGAGGCGGATGTATTCGAGGGCGTGCGACTCCAGCTGGTTGATCGTCTTCTGGACCGGGATGATGTCCTCGATGTGCGCCTTGCCGTAGAAGTCCTTGGGCTTGTGGATCGTGTTGAGGCGCACGATCGGCACACAGTAACCGATCTCGTCGTTGCCGTAGGGCAGAGGACCGTAGTGGAGGAGCGTGTCCTCGCAGATGATGATGTGCCGGCCCTTCGGGTACTCCAGGCTTGGCGTCTCGAAGTACTGAATGACCAGCGCGCGAGGAACGAAGGGCCGCTCCTTTGGCCTCTTACGGAAGCCGTCCTCGGCCCAACCGGAGATCAGATCCTCGTAGTAGACGTACTGGTCGTACTCGTCGCCACCCTTGATGTTGTCGGCCACGTGGCCGTAGCGGCGCTTGATCTCTGAGACCTCGACGACCTCGGCGACCATCCAGTAGCGCTGCTTCCTCGGGTCCGTCTCTTCGGGGTTCGAGACCCGGACCGCCCAGGGCGGAAGCACCCGCACGTCCGGATCGCCGGTGCGATACTGGAACGCCTCGTCAGGTGAACCGACCTCCTCACCTTCCGCGTTGATGAAGTACTCCTCGACCTGTGGCGTGCCGGTGATCGGGTCGATTACGAGACGAGCCTTCTTTGCGCGGACGAACTCGCCGGTCTCTGTTTCCCAGCCGACGAAGAAAAAGGCGCAGCCGCAGAGCGCATCGTACCAGAGCGCCTCGTCGTAGCGGCTTCCAAGGTCAAGGACGCGGTCGAGATGGATGAGCAGCTGTTGCGCCGCCTCGGCCTTGTCAGCGTCGCTGATCTCGTTCGAGTGCGGAAGTACCTTCGGGATCGGTCGGTTCTCGGTGAGCTTCGAGATCCGGTACTCCAGGGCTCTCCAGGTGAGGTTGCGGGTGACGCGCACCTGGCCGTCCGGGGCGGGCGGCTCGAAGTACGTGCGGCCATCCGTGGTGATGAGCCACTGGTCGCCGGTCGCGAACTTGATCTGGTAGACCCAGCGGTAGAAGCGCTCCTGCATGGCCGGGGTCTGCTCGTCGTAGCGGTCGCGGACCCAGGCCACGATCTGAGAGGCATCCGCGTCCGGCGGATGGCCGTAGATCTCCTCGAATCGCTTCCTTTCGTCTTCTAGAGCTTCCGGATTTTCGTCCGGCGTGACGAGAACGATCTCCGCGACTGCCATCTCTAGAGCTGGCGAGGCCTTACACCACTTGCGATTTTAGCACATGACAACGCATATTGTCAATAACGCAATTGCACCCGAACCTACGATGANGACTCGCCTTGCCATCTCAACGCCCGNCGCCGCGACCTGCGCCCACTGTGGCAACCTCATGGTAGGGAGCGGCGTGATGGGGCCATGGCAGCTTCGGCCGTGCCCGAACCGCTCATGCAGGGACGCCCATGACGGTGCCTGGAACCTGATCGTACGGGTCGGAAGTCTTGCGATCAGCATCGCGCTAGAGCGGCGGTTCGCACAGGCGCTCATCACGCACCTGGCCGACCCACCGGACCCGGAGGAGCTCACGCGGATCGCCGCAGCGGCGGGCTCGATGTGGCGAGGTCCGATTCCGTCTAGAGAGAAATGAAGGAGGTCGAAGAACTGAAGACGCCGAACGAGATGGAGGAGAAGGAGCACCGAGGCCCCTCTTACCATCGCCTGCCGAGCAGCGTGAAGGCGTTCATCATCCAGCGCCTCGCCTGCTACGAGTCCGCGCCGGAAGTCCGGGACGCGGTCAAGGAGGAGTTCGGTCTCGACATCCCGCTCTCCTACATCCACCGGCACGACCCGACGAAGCCGTACCACCCAGAGGGCTTCCTCGACAAAAAGTGGATCGAGCTGTTCGAGAAGACGAGGGAGGAGTTCCAGCGCGGTCTCTACGACACGGGGATCGTCTGGAAGGCGTACCGGCTGAAGCGGCTCGACGAGATGGAGAGGAGGCTCCGCCGCGAGGGCAAGTACATGGAGGCCGCGCAGCTCCTGGAGCAGGCGGCGAAGGAGGTCGGCGGGGCGTTCGAGCAGCGCCGGCGGGATAGCGCAATCACGCTGGAGACGCTCCAGAAGGCGATCGACGAGCTCGCGCAAGCCGTCGTGGCGGAAGTCGCGGACGAGGAAATGCTCCGCCGGATCGAGGAGCGCTGGGGCCGGACGATGGTCGGCGCGGAGACGCAGAAGAAGGAGTACGAGTGGGGCTGGTAAGGGGGATGTACGCTGAGGCGAAGCTCCCGATCGCCGAGATCGCGCGTCTTACGCTCCGGCGCCGCGCGGCCGAGCGGGTGCAGGAAATCGAGATCGAGCACGAGCTGGAGCGCTGCCGCGAGCGCTTCGCGTACTTCCTCTTCAAGTACTGCCGGACGCAAGACGAGCACGACCCGAGCGTCTTCGCAAAGCCGTTCCCGCGACTTCCCTACATCCGCGACCTCGCCGACATCCTCCAGAAGCACCGTCGGATCGCGATCGAGAAGTCGCGGCAGATGATGGTCTCGTGGATCGTCTGTGCGTTCGTGCTGTGGGTCGCGATGTTCCGGCCGAACGTGCTGGCGTTCGTGCAGTCAAAGAAGGAGCAGGACGCGGCCGACCGTCTGAGCCGGATCTACCAGCTCTACTTCCGCCTGCCGGAGTGGATGCGCAAGCGCTTCCCAATCAACCTGAACTCCGGCCGGCCGGGCCAGGCGCTCTATCTCGACCTGTACTTCACGTGGCGGAAGGAGGACCGCGCCTTCTTCGGCGTCGAGGGTGAGGGCTTCGACGATCTCGTGAATGCAAACGCGGTCCGGAGCCACATCCAGGCGATCCCGCAGGGCGGTGACATTCTCCGCCAGTACACGAGCACGCTCGTCTTCAGCGACGAGGCCGCGTTCCAGGAGCAGGCGAGCGAGTCCTACGCTGCGACCGCGCCGACGCTCGACAAGGACGCCTGGTACATCATGGTCTCGACGGCGAATCCGGGCTTCTTCGAGTCGATCACGCACGACCGCGAGTTGAGGTAGTGATGCCGTGGGAGGTCAAGAAGATCGGCGACAAGTACTGCGTCGTGAAGAAGGGCACGAACGAGCCGGTGAAGGGTGGTTGCCACGACACCCGTGAAGAGGCTGAGAAGCACAAGTTCGCGATCGAGATCAACTACTACGGCGAGCCCGGCACGAAGAAAAAGAAGAAGTGAGCGAGCTGGACACCTTCCTCGCTGAGCCTACCTGGGAGCTGCCGAAGCCCGGGCAGCGGGTCGTGGTGGGGCGGGGGCTTTCCATGTACCAGAACACCCGGAACCCCTTTCTCGTCGTCACGCTGAGATACGAAGCCGACCCGAAGAAGGACCCGCTCACGGAGGAGGGACGGGCTTGGCTCATCGACGAGCAGCGCGACCTCGGTTGCTACCGGATCTGCCGCTCGTGCGACAGGCCGTTGGGCATCGAGGACGAGAGCTGCCCGGAGTGCGGGGATGAGACGGAGCTCATCCTCAGCAACAAGTGGAAGCGCGAGTACGAGATCGACTACCAGGCGCAGGCGGGCAGTTACGTCTTCGATGCGTTCAGCCGTGCGCGGAACACCTGCAAGCCGTTCCGCATCCCGCCCTCGTGGCGGAGGTATCGCTCGATCGACCACGGGGTCAGGAACCCGACGGCGGTGCTGTGGATCGCGGTCGATCCGGACCGACACGTCTGGGTCTACGCGGAGCACTACGAGGCCGAGAAGACGATCGACCACCATGCGCGGCGGATACACGACATCTCGGCCCGGATCGACTACCACGCGCTCGGGCTCACGGGCTCGGATCTTCGGCGCATGGAGATGCCGGACTGGACGCCGACGGAGGAGTTCATCAAGCGCACCGTCCGGCTCTACCGCACGATCGGCGATCCCTCCATGGCGAACCGGACCCAGAAGGAGATGAAGACGGTCCGGCAGCGGTATGCGGACCACGGGATCTACATCGCGCGGGCGAACAACGCCGGCGCCGGGCTTGAGACGATCAACTCGATGTTCAGCGCAGGCACGCTCACGATCTTCGAGACCTGCGAGAACCTGATCCGCGAGGTCGAGCATCTCGTCTGGGACGAGCACGTCGACCCGGCGAAGAACAAGAAGGAGCGGCCCGTCGACCGGGACGACCACGGCGTCGATGCCTTGAAATACTTCGTGAACGAGTTCGCGCCGGCGAGCAAGGAGCTGGAGCTTCCAAGACGCCCCGTGCTCACCGGCGACGAACGGGCCGAGCTCGACCGAGAACGCTTCCGGAAACGTTATGAGCGACCGCCGAGGACGCACGACGACATCCTCGACGTCTAGGGGTGGGTTTCTCCAGATCCGCGTAGGCGGCTCGTTCGCCGTGGGGAAGGCGAAGGTCCCTTCCGACGGCGAGCACCGCTTCCATGCGTACGTCGATAAGAGCAGCCTGGCCTACGGCGCCGCACTCAAGGCCGCACGAAGCTTCCTCGACCGGCTGGAGGAGAACCTTCCCGTGAGCGGCTGGAGCGCGGTCGGGATCGAGCTCGCAGAAAAGAGCGGGCTCGTCCAGATCCCGGTCGACACGCTCCGCGACACGCCGGCTGGCAAATCACTACAACGAGGAGAATGGGTTATGGAAGAAGCGATCGCCGCAGTGGACGACGACTTGGTGGAAGCGCTCTCGAAAGAAGCGCACGAGGCGCGGATCGAGGCGCGGCGCGAGCGAGGCCGGCACAGCCCGGGCGAGTGCGGGGACCTGTGCGCGGACTGCGACTGGGATCTGATCCCGTGGGAGAATCTTCCGACCTACGTGAAGCAGGAGGAATGCAGGAGAGTAAGGAAGGTGCTGTACGCGCTCCACGACCGGGGACTTCTGCCGTGAGCCGCGCGAAGCTTATGGAGCGCATCCGCGCGCTCCACGCGGAATGGATGCCTATCCTCGGGCTCGGCGACTGGACCGACCAGAGCTACGTCTGCGAGGAGCCGGACGGGAAGACGTACGCGGAAGTAGAGAAGATGCAATGGGAATACAAGCGCTTCGCCATCCGCTACTTCCCGGATCTCGCCCTGCACGACGATGACTTCCTCGAAGCTATCGTGCTGCACGAGCTCATCCACGTGCTTCGGGACCCAGAGCGGCGGCTTCTCTTCGACCTCATCGACCAAGTCGATACTGAGGAAGACGATCTCGGCGAGACGCTACGGGAGTTCTACCGGATGCACGACGAGCGGCTCACCACGGAACTCGCGCACGCGCTGATCCGCGCCCGGCGGGCGGGCCGGGGGTGCGACAAGACCTGAAAGAGGGATGTAGCGCAGTTGACAACGGCCCGTGATGGATGTTAATCTCCTCCGCCGCCCTTTTCTCATCACTCCAAACATCCGTGGCCCGAACGGGCGCACTCGTTGGCCACGCTGCTCGACGCCGCAAGGCCGGGGAGCAACCACGTTCCACCCGTAGCGGTAGGTTTCACAGATGCAGCAGAAGGCTCACACCCATCAGCCCAAGGAAGAAGGCCGATTGGCTGGCTTCTTAGAAGAGCTGGAGGCCGAAGGGGTCAGCAGCGAGCTCTCTGCCACCGTGCTACTCGTCTACGCGGTCGATGAGCTCCTGGACGTACTGGCGGACCAATTCGGTCCGCATCTTCGTGACCAGATTCTCGATCGAATGATCGTTCGCACGAGGAACCGGCTGATGAAACGGCGTCACCTGCGGCTGGTCGAATGAACACGGTGAAGATGCGGTTCCGTGCGCCGGGCGGAACCATCGTGGCTGAGGATAGCAAGTACGGCATCGAGCGGGTCCAGCATGCGGTCGAGCAGATCGCGCGCACGCTGCGCAAGTACGACCTGGGCTCGTGGAGAGAGCCCGTCCGGCTCGGGCTCCCGCGCTCCGACTACCTGCGCCTCCTCTGGGCCATGCACCGCGATGCCGACAACACCGCACCGCTCCTCGAAGAGATCGAGTTCCTGGGTCTACGGATCTACGGACTAGGATGGCCGTACTTCTCCTGAGCACCACGATCCTCACGCTAGCCCTCGCCGCATGGCTCTACGGCAGGAACGAGCGCGCCCGCGCGGAAGCGAAAGCCGCACAGGCAGCGCTCGAAAAAGCCGAGGCGAGGATCGAGCAGCTCGAAGAGAAACTCGATACCGCCTACGAGACGATCGCCTCCATGCGGCGTGACGGCTTCGTCGCCCCACCACGCCCCAACCCCAACAACGCCCCCGAGAACCTGCCCGCCGACGTCTCGGAAATCCTCAGCAAGTACCCACCCGAGCTCCGAGGCCCCACGCTCCAGTGGATCAAAGAGCAACGACGCGCCGGCGCGAGCTGGGACCGCATCAAGATGCACATCACTGGCCGCGTCCAGGACAACACCCCTTGAATTGAGCCCATGACAAGTTATATTTAGCCAACGAGGGGGCTGGGTTGCTTGATTTGCCATGAACCTTAACCCATGAACGGGAACTCGCTGGGGTGCTCAACCCAGCCCCCGCAGGTTGGAAACAAGGTCGAGGGGCTTGCGGGATACCTCCACGTTAGGGCTTCCTCATTTCCCAATCCACCGCCCTCGCAGCCCCTCGACCTCACCTCTTGTAGTAAACCATGCGTACCGCCATCCGCAGCAAGGAATGCCCACGCTGCAAACTCCTCACGGGCACCTTCTACGCTTGGAACGAGAACAAAGAAGCTCTCTTCCACTGCTGTAACCCGAGGTGCGGCATCGTCTTCGTGGGCTCGCACCACAACCCCAGGTACAGCCATGGCCACGACGCTCGGCGGTCCGCCGCGCTGCTTCATCTGTAACCAGAGGAAGTTGCGCTACAAGAGCAACCACGACGGCTACGTCACCATCACGTGCAAGAACTGCGGCCACTCCTGGATCGAGGAGGACGACAAGGACGTCCCCCTGCTCTACAACCAGATGCCCACGGCCCGCGACGAATGACCGCGTTCGAGAGAGCTCGCCCAAAGACGTATCCGGCTCGCCCGAAGGCGAGCTCTCTCGAACTGGTCTACTGAATCTTTTTTCACCCCACGCTGCATATTCCAGAAGGACCCACCTCCTTTATGGGACCCATCCAGCCTTTGCACTTCTCCGAGGTTTGTGGAATGAGAGTGGTCAAGAGTGGACATCCAGAAGAGTGTGAGATGGTGTGTGATTTTTCGGAGAAGGGTAGCAATCATGCTCCACGGCGCCCCCCGGGCTCGCGCTCCCTCGCGCGTGAGACTCCGCGCGCGCGGGAGAGAGTCTCGGCGTAGCAAGGTACCTGCTATGTCGTGGTCTCGCATCTCTCGTAGCGAGAACGAGATAAGAGACTCACTCTCTGTACCTCCGTGGGAAGTAACGTGGTCTCCTGTCTCGTGTCTCCCCATGACTCCCCGACTCACCGCGCGCACGCCTGCACGCACGCCTGCACGCTGCGACCCCCTTCGGCGTTTGTTCGGGCCGCGC